AAGGGCAAAGTAGGCTACGAATCCGATGAGACCAAAGAACTCAATGAAGCTTTAAGTAAAGCTCATTCTGAATATCCCCCAATTACAGCAAATAATACCAACGGGTACTGGGGGGATAAGTACGGAGATTTTGACTGCATAATGCTCATAATCCGTCCTATTTTAGCTAAACATGGACTTACTCTTACTCAAAGAACTATATTAACTGACGATGGCTCATTTTATCTGCAAACTAGATTGTGGCACTCCACTGGACAATGGATAGAAACAAGAACAAGAATCCTACCTACCAAAAACGATATTCATACCTTTGGAAGTGCCCAAGAGTACATGAAAAAATCAGAGGCTATGAACCTGCTCAATATCACCATCCAAGATAACCCCGCAGATGATGATGGCGAACTCCAACAAGCTTCAGCAAGAGAAATTTTTGCAAAAGGAACAGCCCTTAATTCCAATTACAACAAGAAGTTAGACTCCAGAGACGTAATCACCAAAGAACAACTTTCAGAGCTGGAATATGAATTGCAAAACTATGAAGATATCGCTCAAGATCTACTAACATCATTAAGATTACAATCGCTTGCAGATATGCCACAAAGTAGATATATGAAATCTTTAGAACGTATAAGAAAGATTAAGCAGATTAGAAATGAAAATAATATCAAATAAATTATTCATCCTAATTTTGATAACAAAATCATTGTTTACTATGAGTTCGGAAGAGGTTGATCTTGAGTCTGCTTCTTCCGACTCTGTATCTTCTAGCGAAATTTCCATTAAGCTTGAAGATTATTACCACCAAGATACAAAGATCCTAGATATGTCTAATCTTCCATTAAAAGACAACATGCTTGCTGAAATGATAGGTGATATAAAAGATCTTATTAATCTTACGGGCGCAGAACAACTCATTTTAGAAAACAACCAACTCAATACTATCCCATACGATCTAATAACATTTGCTTTAACCAATAAGACATTAAAATATGTCTCCTTTAAGGACAACAAGTTTAAGATCCAAAACGGTGGCGATCAGCCCGAAGAAATAAGTAAGCTATTTAAAAAGTATAAAGGCACTTCTACTCTTACCCGTCCTAGATCTTCTACAATATCAGGCATCGTGTCGACGATCTGGGATGGGATATCACCTGAAATAGAAAAAGCCATAGAGAAATCCAATAAGAGCCAAGATAAAACCAAGCTATTTAAGAAGATTATAGTCATAGACAAACGGATATCACCTATTACGGTAATCAACCAAGACGAACTGCCAAAAGATACTAAAACTAAATGCAAAGAAGTTTTTTATAAAATCCTATATGTAGGAAGCGGTATTGTAGTAACCCTTGTCCCCACATTAGTTACTTACTTTACCGCTACAACTACTTGTGATATGAACGAACTAAACTCTATGATGCAGGCCTGTAATCTAAATTATACTATTTAAGAGGATATAATGGATAAAATTCTTGATCGGAGCAAAGTAAGATACTTTCCACCTTCAAGAGTTGATAAAGCTCCATATGGAACCATCCTTTATGTAGACTCAGAAAAAGACGGGCTTATAATTTACATTCAGCTAAGCGAAGATCCTGAAGAACCCAACTGGGTTAAAGGAAGAAACCTTTTAGAAATAGTCTTTCAGGAACTGGTAATCAATAGAGACTTTATAGAAACCTGTATAAAGATCTTCCAAAACAAAGATAAAACCTTATACCTAAGACTAAGTGATATTATTAAAAACAAGTACGGAGATACATTATGAAGAATGTTTTTATTTTCGTAGTATCAATTATCCTCGCGATATGTTTTCTTACATCCTGCGCGAGATATGACTATCATTCAAGGGTAGAGATAACCAACGAAGATCAACTAGACATGCCCGATCAAGCTATCTAGTATGAATAAGTTTTTTATATTTTTGGGTGTATTAGTATATACGCTACTTGTTGGGATGACTGTTTTTTCTATAACCAAATACTACATGTTTACTAAGATTACCCGAGAGATAGAATACAGTTTCATAGACTATGATTTTAACACATTTATAGGGGATTGCCTTTCTATAGATATAGAAGAAAAACCGGAACCTAAATACGGAGTTCAAGAAATTAACGGGCAAACCTGCTTTGTACTCCCGGGAGAAGAATACGATGACCCGAAGTTAGCGATGGTTCTAATGATACCTGTATTTTTGACAATGGATCTTATACCTATCGAACACAAAAAACCAAAAAGAATAAGCTTTTATATATAATTTCTGAAATAAAAAAACCGGCTCGAGAAACATAAAAAACTCGGCCGGTTTTTTTTAGAGAAAAGGAGAGTAAAAAATTTATCCTTTGTGCGCTACAGCATAAATATAACCCCAAGACGGAGGTATACTAGGATTTAACGTCCAAGTACCTGTTGGGTCCGTTGCAGTCGCTACTTTTCCATTACGGCCTACTATTACCCAATAACCATCGCTGCCATATGCAACATTATAAATCCTGTCAGTCCCAAATCCGGAAGATCTCTCTGTCCAAGTACCTGTTGGGTCTGTCGCTGTTGCTAATCTTGCTGCAAAAGAACCGTATGCATCCTTCCCTACTATGACCCAATATCCATTACCATATGCAACACCATGAATCGAAGTATTAGGACTCCATCCTGCAGGTGGAGTTCTTAATGTCCACGTACCTGTTGGGTCTGTGGCTGTTATTATTTTACCTGCACCTCCTACGGCTACCCATTTCCCATCGCCGTACGCAATACCATATAAACCTGCCGAACTTGCCGAATTTCTTAATGTCCACGTACCTGTTGGGTCTGTGGCTGTTGCTAATTTATAAGTCGAAGCTCCTCCTGCCGCATCGCCTGCAGCTGCAACAAAATATCCATTACCATATGCAATATCATAAAAAATATATAATGCCCCAGGAAAAGGTGATGTTCTGAGTGTCCAAGTTCCTGTTGGATTTGTTGCTGTCGCCAGTTTATTATCATCAGTACCCGCTACCCAATATCCATTACCATATGCAAGTCCCCATATATTTCCTGATCCAAACGGCGTTGTTCTTAATGTCCATGTTCCAGTAGAATCAATTGCAGTAGCTAACTGACTACCAGTCCCATAATATCCACCGGCGGCTACCCAGTATCCGTTATCGTAAACTACATTATAAATTTCATTAGCAAATGGAGTAGTTCTCTTTGTCCATATTTGTGTTGGATTTTCAGCGGTATATAAATTATTACCCCCTCCAACAAGTGTCCAATCACCCCGACCTATTCCCTTAGATACTGCATCCATTATTATCATTCCCATAGTAAATCTCCTTGAAATTAAGCAGCGATGTCACCCCCAAGTGACCAGACGTTTGCAGAAACCTGAACGAGCGCTGCCATCGAGTACTGCTCTGCACATTTCAGTCTGCCCCCGGGTGAGTTTATAGTAACACCAACTCCTGCAACTATAGAGGTCTGTCCCGCTCCTATTTGTTGGACTATAACTTGTGTACCTACAGGAAAGTTAACACTTCCATTTGGTGGTATTGTAACCGTATTGGCTGCAGCATTACTTCTAGTTATAAACTTACCCGCGTCACCTAAAACAAGCGTATAAGTTAACCCCGTTTGTGCATTTATTGTTAATGTATCGTCTATGGTTATGGTATTAACTGAACCGGTTGTTTTTATTGCAGCACCACCAAGAATATTTAATACTCCTGATGCATTTGGTACAGCCGAACCTGTATTGCATACATAACTAAAATCATTAAAATCAGCACCGATCGTAATAGAACCCGATGCATTTGTAACTGTTATACCCTGTCCTTGTGTAATAGTATTCCAAATTGCTGTAGTTCCCGTTCGGCCTATTATTATTTGTCCGTTCGTGGCAGCGGTTAAACCTACAGTGTAATTTGTCTGATTGGCTATTGCCGGAGTTACCGATAGAGGTGATGTAGCAAGAACTTGTGTTACCGAACCGCCTGAAGTTTCTGCATGCCATGAGATATTAGTTCCGTCAGAATAAAGATATGTTCCCGCTGCTCCGACACCAACCGAGCCAAGTTGACCATTAGCATCAATAACAACAGAACCCAATCCTCCACCCGCAGGAGATACCCCATAAATTCCCGCTACATAGCAAGATTGTTGAGTACCTAGGCCTACGCCATCAGTACCGATTCTGATCACTCCTGATTGAGATGCGACCCCTGGGGAGCCGATATCTATATTTGAACTGTCTCCCGTTATATGTGCACTGCCCCCTTGATATCCTAGTGAAATGTTGAGCTGGCCCGTGGTTATTCCATTCAAATTCTGGAATCCTACTGAAACGTTACCCCCACCAGTAGTTACATGCTGTAACGAATCTCGTCCGTATCCGCAATTAGCATTAGCAGAGGTTATTGCAGTTCCGCAATTTGATCCGTATAGCGAATTGCTAGTAGCAGACGTAAAAGTCTGGCCCACAACGCTGCCCGTACAGGTGTTGTCCGTACCCGTTAAAGTACGATTTCCCGAATCTTCACCAAGAAAAGTGTTGGCCGTACCGTAATTATGTAAGAAATAATGACCACCAAGATAATACATACCCTCATCAGTCAGTACTCCGTCATTAGTTATAGGCTGATCAATAGACTTATCTAAATTTACAGTAACTATATTTGTTGCACCTGCCGTATTGATATTATCGCCACCTAAAACTTGCAGAATACCTAAAGCAGAGTTGGCTGTTCCCGAATCTGTTGGAAATGCCGAAGCCCCTCCGCCACCGCCACCGGTTCTAATATCAAGGGTGCCTGGTCCAGGAATTATATTTATACTCGCATCACCCGAAACTAGTGTTCCCCAAACAGCTGTAGTTCCAGTACGACCAATTATAAATTCTCCGTCATTTCCGGCTGTTAATCCTACACTAAATGCATTACCTGCACCGTCTGTGACAATAGGGCCTAGACCGTTAACCGTCATAGCATTAACGCCGTCTATTGTTGCATCATGCCCAGCCCCACCGTCAGTGTGCATAGTGATCAAACCACCGGCCCCACCACCGGCACTTATAGTTATACTGTGATCACCCGTTACTATGCCTACTCCGGCACCGGCACTCAAAAGAGCCCATTGAGGCCCATTAGACCCTCCAATAAGTACCTGTCCATTTGCGGGCGCTGCTCCCGTTCCAAGCTGGCCTGACGTATCGGCAAATACAATATTTCTTACTGCTATATCAGTTGTCGTACCACTAATGCCGGCTATAAATGTCTTATCCTGAGAACCTTGTACCCCAATACGTATCTTGTTGGACTCACCCAAAACCCCAAGATGTTCCCCGATTATAATATTATTACTTTCTGCTCCGGTATAATTATAGCCAGCACCGTATCCTAGCATTACGTTGTCATTTCCAGAAACCAACTGCTCCAAAGATGAGGCTCCGAGCGAGGAATTTCTGCTTCCTGTAGTTAGGTTTGTTTGAGAATTAGCTCCTAGGGCTGAATCCAGAGCCCCAGAACTTAAAGAAGCTAGGCAAACATCGCCTAGTCCTGAATTCCACTGGCCTACGGTCAAGCTAGAAAGAACGCTAAATCCGACTCCTGTGTTCTCACTGGCATTAAGAGTTGTAAGTGTTAAATTACCGGCACTTTGGCCTAAAAAGGTATTGTGGATCCCATAGCCATGCATGAAGTGATTTGCACCTAAAGAGTATAGACCTTCAGTTCCCGTAGCATTAGTTATAGGCTGAACAATAGACTTATTTAAGTTGACTATCGGGTCTGTAGCAGTACCCGTAAGATTTATATTAAGACCCGCCGTGACGCTGGTGACTGTTCCGCCACCTCCACCACCTGGTACTATTCTATACCAAGTAGCTGTTCCTTTTGGAGATAAACCAACAAGAAGATAAACTTCAGATGCTATTCGTGTTATAGGGTTAGTATTATACCAAATGGTGCCTATGTCATAACCTATATAGTCAGCAGCCGTAGGGGCCCTTGATAGGCTTACCATCTGGTTAGGCGTAGTAGGCTCTACACCCATATACGCAAGCGGATGCTTACCTGTTAATTTCTTACCACCATACTTACTCATTACATTACTCCCAACTTAATTATTTTTTGGATAATCTTAAACTTGTTTTAAGACTATCGGTTTGAAATATCCAGGATGTTTCACGGGTGATCAAAAACTTTTACTACTCGAACAGTGACACCTGTTTCTGCGTTCATACCAACAGCCAGATATCTTCCGTTACTTTGAAAATCAACTTCGGCAATTCCAGTTGCAGTATAAGTTAAACTATCTATTTCTGTTAAAGTTTCAGTTGTTATATTAAATTTATATAGCTTTAAAAAGGCTGCTGTTGCAGAACCTGTATGAGCCATTCCTATGGCAAGATATCGATCATTCCATAAACTTACATCATTACCACGATATCCAAGATCAATAGTTTGTTTATGAGTTAAGGACGATCCGTCAAAGGCAAAACTTAACAACTGTTTAGTCGCAACATCCGTACCTACAAATAAATATTTATCATCACTGGTCCAAGATGCATTATAAGCTGCACCAGATGTTAAATTGTAAGTTGCGACTTCAGTTAGCGCATCAGTTCCATTCCACGAATATACCGCTACTTGCTTGTTGGCTAAAGGCGACCCTACATAAAGAAAATCGCCGTCATGACTCCATTTAACGCGATAACCCTTATCTCCGGTATTTAAATTTTCAACTTCAGCCAAAGCATCTGTACCATTCCATGAAAACACTTTTACTGCTGATCCGGCAGTATACGATCCTACCGCTAGATAATTGCCATTAGGATGCCATTCTGCGCAAAGTATGTTAACTCCGGTATTAATAGTTTCAACTTCAGTTAACGTATCTGAATGATTCCAACTATATACCTTAAACGCATCCCCATAAAAATTACTTGCCGCCAGATAATCATTATCAGGATGCCACGAAAGAGCATAACATGCATATCCCATATTAACTGTTTCTACTTCAGATATTGTTGTAGAACCATTCCAGCTCCAAATTGCTATTTCCTTAGTTGAAGATGTCCCGGAAACAGCAATAAAGTTATTATCAGGACTAAATTTAATTACAGTTGCTGATCCACCGCTATTTCCACTAGTTACATCCGTTAAATCCACCCTGCTTATCTTTTTAGGTTTAGTAATTATAGCCATTAGCCGATATCTCCGCTTAGGTACCACGTGTCGCTGTCCGTTTTTGTGAGCGATGCGACCGAGTATTGTGTAAAGAGATCTAATAAACTACCTGCGCTTCTTATTGTTACATCACCATCAACAGGAGCTACCGTTACAGTTCCCGCTCCGCCTTGAGCTATTAAAATCTGTGTTCCAGTTGCAAAAGATACAGATGCGTTTTTAGGAACAGTCAACGTGGTAGCTGTAGCCTTAGTAATTAAAATCATTTTTCCCGCATCACCAAGAACCAAAGTGTATGAATCTGTTTGTGCATTAAGCTCTATTGGTAATGCATGTGAATACTGATAAGAAGAAACTTCACCGGCACCATTAGCAGTAAGAACGTAATTATCTGTTCCTGCACTTATAGCTGTAAATGTACTTGCCGCAGAAGCAGAAATGATGTCACCCTTAGTAGCCGTTGCTGGATATGTAGCTGTTGTCCAGGCGGGTTTTGTGCCGCCTTGTAGAACTTGTCCCGTAGTACCTGAAAGGGTTCCTATTTGATGGGAGGAGTCTACTATGGCTACGCCCGCGGTGGCACCTACGGCCGTATTATATATACCGGTTATAAATGTGCCATTAATACCTGACGAACCAATTCTGATTTTAGTACTTTCACCAACTACTCCACCATTGCCTATAAGTATATTATTTGCTTCAGCATTGGTATAATTTATACCTGCACTAGGGCCTATAAGAATATTATTAGCGGAATTACCCGCTATATTTTTTCCTGCATTATATCCTATAAACACCGAGGTTATGGGCCTATATGCATTTAATCCCGCTTCATATCCAATTATAACATTTCCCTCGGAATTACTTGTAAGCCCGTACGCTGACTTATATCCAACGGCAACATTTTTATGAATATTATAATTAGCCGTACCGCGCAAAGCCTGATACCCTACTGCCGTATTACCACTGGCTCCAACGTTATAACAACTTTCATAACCTATAGCTACGTTTTCACTGCCGAAACAACCCCACCCAAGCCACCCTGAACCACCTAAAGCCCTTGTACCAATCGCTATGCAATTTGACATAGATGCGGGGCTACCTGCAGCAATTTGACCTCTTCCATAGCGCATTGCACCAACCCCAATTGCCACGTTATGACTATCGGAACCCACATAAGCTCCGGTAATAGCACTTAATGCATAAGGGCCTATAGCTATGTTTGACGTAGCTTGTGCCACATCAAATGTAAAATTTCCGGCACTTGGGCATAAAAACAAATTATTTGTTCCAAAATTATGAGCATAACAAACATTGTTAAATTTAATTTGACCGATAGTTGATGTTGAATTTGGAATTAATATGTTTCCGGAAGATATAGTTGCATCTCCTGTTGTTACGGTAAGCCCAGTTCCGGCTGTAACAGAACCTGAAAAAGAAGGACTTCCGGTCCATATAGGATCTGCTCCTGTAACTCCCATTATAGTTTCACCCGTTGCCCCTACGGCAAGCTCGTTAAGAGCATTTGTTCCATCACCAACAACCAAAGCGTGAGCCGTTATGGAGCCAACTCCTGTTCCACCGGATCCGGTTGGCAGATAACCGGTCACATCCGTTGTAAGATCAACAGCACCCCAACTAGGATCAGCCGCCGTATTACCACGTAAAACCTGGCCCGTTAATCCAATACCAAGTGATGTTAAACTCCCTGAAACATTACCAACTTGAACAGCATGATCGGTTGTTCCCGTTACAGCTATGGAGATACTGTTAGCTCCCGCTGTTGCCGTAATATTGTTTCCATTGGTCAAAGTTGCCCAAATTGGTACATCCCCGGTTTTACCTATTAATAAAGTGCCATTTGCCCCATCAGCTAAAGATGAGATAACTCCGGTTGCAGAAGATCTTAAAGTGCCCGCTGTAAAACCCGTTATTTGAAGGCTAGGTACTTTTACAGTGCCGGCTCCCTTAGGGGTTATAGTTATATCTATTGCGGCATCTGTTCCATCCGCCTGAAGAGTAGTTCCAGAAAGAGTAACACCCGCTGCCGCAACATTAGTGTCAAACGTCGTGGCATTTACACCCGTCAAGGTTATTGTAGGATCAAGATTTACCGTAACGGTCGACCCTGCTCCGCTCGTTCCAAGATTTGTACCACCGGCAATTGTTAAAGCGTTCAAGGCCGGAGTTGCATCTCCTGCATCTGAGTGAAACGTAGTAGGTATACTTGCACCGGCTGAAATAGTTAAAGTATGGGTTACAGGATTACCCGTTACGGTAATTGTTCCGGCTGTACCAAGAAGGTTTATGTTACCAGCAGCAGATCCAACCGCTCCTCCGACATCACCCGTTAATGTTTGAACCGGCCAAAAAAAACTAGACTGTGCTATTTGGGACATGGTTCTCCTTTATATGCCGTATATAGTTGAAAAATAGACCGCTCCAGTTGTTGGAGCTCCAACCATTTGTTTAACATACAATCTGTCACCGGTTCCCATATAAAAACCTTGGTCTTGAGTTTTATTTGTTGCAATATCTAAAATCATATGAGCATTTGGTGCTAACGGAAAATTATCTTCAATTCCATTAACGGAAAACATCAAGACAACATCTGTAATATTCTGGATAATAACCATTCTTGCAGGTTGTGTTAAATATGATCCCACTCCGGTATATCCTACAGCGATAGATCCAAAAGCCAAGAATCTTACAGGTTCAAATTTTAATTTTAAAGAATTAGATTGTGCCATCTTATTCTCCCTTAGGTTGATAATAACCCACTAAGAAAATATAACCCGTACCCGCTCCACCTTTAATGTAAACGGGCGTTCCTTTTTTCAATAAAGCCTTATTGTTTCCAAGCCTACTGTTCGCCTGAAAATTTAAATCACGTGTAGAATTAGCACGAACATAATCATGTGCATTAGTACCGTCATAACTTATAGTTACGGGAACATCTGAATTATTTATAAAACTTATAAGAAAACAAGCCTGTTCAAGACTTGTTGTAAGAACTTTATATGTCCCATCTAATGAAGCTGAATTAAATGAAGACATCGTTATAGCTTTTACTATATCTGATGGCATTACCACTCCAATTCTTTTAAAAACCCGTAAAATATATCATACCTGCGGGAAATTTCTCTGCAGGATATCCACTCCTTACCCAAATCTTTGTCCCTTTAGCAAACAAAGCCTTATCATTACCACCCCTAGAATTACACTGACAATTAATCTGTCTGTCCTTTTGTAGTATGACATAATCATGATCGTCGATACCATTAAAGCTAATAATAATAGAAGAGTTAGAATCATTAATGATATTTAAAACAGAACACGGGGCACTAAGCCCCGTATCTGATACTAACTGGAACAGATTTGTTATCGTTGAAACATCAAAGTGGTCTAAATCTAAGGGGGTTATAAAATCCTTAGTCATTACCTTCTTCTTTAGCGGCCTTTACTTCAGGCTCTTTTCTTTTAGCCTCTTCAGTTGCCTTTTTAATCATTTCCGTTATTTCCACTAAAGCTAAATAACAAAAATCATAAAGCTCTAAAGAAGGCGCATTCATTGGAAATAAAAGAGTATATTTACGATCGTTAATGGTTTTTTCCCACTGAATAATACCTTTTTTATCAAGTAATTCTTCCATGATTTCTCCTATTAAAACAAAAACGAAATTAAACTTACATGTATATATTATAGAATAAGCTACTGGGTTGCTACGAAATAATTATTCTATGTCTTTCCAGGTCTTACCGCTTTTTATCGAATGTATTGTTGTTGTCGAAACACCATAATCTTCACAAAGACGTTTAATCATTACACCTATTTTTAATTTTTCTTTTATTTCTTTAACCTGTTCTATGCTTAATCTTTCACCTTTGCAACGCCCTCTTTTCAATTTATCGCGTTGATTATCCAAAGCCGTTCCTAAATAAAGATGGTCTGGATTTACGCATTTCGCATTATCACAGGTATGCAAAACCCACATTTTCTCTGGTATTTCGCCTTTATAAATTATATAAGAAGCCCTATGCGCTAAATATCCCTTATTTCTAAAGGTAAAATTACCATAAGGTAATCTATTGCTTCCTTTTGTTCCACCATTCCAGTTCCAACAATTATCGTCCATAGTTTTGTCAAAGAACTTTTCAAAAGAACGCCTCATTTTTAGAAGGGTTTCTGGCAATTCTTCATTTCGCCATTCTTTGTGTTTTTTATCCCAAAATTCTTTACCGCCAAGATTTCCTCTGCAAGATAAAGAACATACCCTAGAAGTATCTATTTTATCTTTACGACAAACAAAATTACATCCACACACTTCACATTTCTTTAATATCATATTAGGCCTTTCGTTTATGCTACTCAGCCTAATATGATATATTATATTGTCAATGTATTATGTATATTTATGCCGCCGTTGTCAGAGCAGTCCATGTAGTCCCTGCATCGGTATTAATGTAAGCCCTGTCTCCGACGCCTGATCCAGCAGTATTAAGATACAATGATCCTTTAGGAGCAGTTATTGCACCATGAGGTGTCCCGGATCCAGCAAGAATCCTAGGACCTTCTTGTAAGAAAAATCCTGTTCCTGCCGTTGTAAGCTTAACACTTTTATTGGCTAAGATCTGCCCATCGGCGTTTAAGGCTATATGACCCATGGAATCAAGCGTTACGTCGCCTGTTCCTGACTGTATCAATGTTGCAGAAGTTGTAGTTACAGAACCAACTCTTACGGTATGAGCAGTTGCTGTTACGCCAAGGTCAAGATTTCCGGTTCCAACGTCGACTACTACTGAAGTTGCTCCATTATTGTTACCAACAGTTATTATACGAGCTGCTGCGCCTGTACCAATATTCATATTCTGTGCTACTGCGTCTGTACCAATTCCTATTGTGCTACCGGAAGAATCTATTGTTATAGCACCTACAGCATTAACATCAAATGCTCCACCTGCGGTTGCTGTCCATGCTCCGGTTCCTGCAGCGGCTGTAAATGCTGAAGTTCCCGTTGTTCCACCGATTCTTGTTGAGTGGTCTGTAGCCGAGACACCAAAGTCGGCGTTTCCTGTCCCAACGTTTACTACTACAGAAGTTGCAGCTGTAACGTTGCCCAAGGTTATAATTCTCTCTGAAGCGCCCGTCCCGATATTGATATTTTGGGCATCATTATCCGTACCAATTCCAATGACACCGCCTGAAGAGTTGAGTTCTAAGACTCCATCTGCATCAAGAAGAAGGGTATCGCCAGAATCTATTGTGATGTCACCAACTCCTGTAGATGCTAAAGCAATTCCGCCGGTACCTGATGTTAGATCAATACTGGTGTCTCCCGTTGCGTTACCGATCCCAATAATATGCTGAACAAGATCTTCTCCTATAGAAATTGTTCCGGTCCCTGTTTGTAAAGTGAAGGCACCGTTAGCACCATCAATAGTACATCCACCGGTTCCGTAGTCGATATCTAAACCACCGGCTGCGTTAGAGGCATTAAGAACAATTGAATTTGCTGCAGCTTGTGTTGAAGTAACGTTAATTTGCATAGCAGCATCTACATCAAGACCGCCACTTGCAGCTGTAAGATTTATGGCATCATTAGAGGCTAAGCCTGAGGCTAAAGTTAAACCACCGACATCGGAGTGTATATTTACAGATGTTACAGCTGTACCTTGATCGGCATAAATATCTATGGTTTCATTGGCGCCACCGTTAGCACGTAAATAGATAGATTGTGCAGCATTTTCTGTAGACAGAAGATTAATAGAAGAACTTGCTTGAAGAGTAAGGTCTTGTCCGGCTACACCATCGGCTCTAAGTTCCATACCACCGGCCGTAGTATGTACATAAATAGCCGTTGCTGCGTTTTCAGTTGAGGTAATGTTTGTTTGTAATGCAGAGTCCATATCTATACCACCATTTGTAGCAGTAAGATTTATGGCATCAGTTGATGCTAGACCTGAAGATAAGGTTAAGCCACCAAGATCAGATTGTAATGTTACAGAACCTACTGAAGTACCTTGGTCGGCATGAAGATTAATTGTTTCATTAACGCCGCCGTTAGCATGAAGATAGATAGCATTTGCTGCGTTATTGTCAGAGGTTATTGTGCAAATACCCGAGTTCATTCCAAGATTTACACCACCAACTAAAGCACCTACGGTTGTTACATCGTCAGCAAGACGAATCTTTACCGTATTAGCTGTTGCACCATCTGTGGTGATATTAGCGTCATAGCCTTCAACTGTAGTTGCTCCCAGTAAAGGAGAAACCGGTCCACCTGCATCTGTTACAAAAGTTGCAGCCGTTCCTCCGGGATATTCGATTTGAAGGGTTCCTGCACCACCCGTTATGTTTAAAGTTGCAGATGTAATTGTTGCCCAAGAAGCACTTAATCCTGTTGCAGCGACTAGTATTTGTCCGTCGGTGCCCATTGAAGAAGAAAGAACACCTGTAGCTGAAGATTGAACTACGCCACGGCCTATAGCTGTTGCTACTATATCGCCTGCAGTTACTATAAGATCACCGGCTGTTATTGTTGCATCGCCCGGGTTTACCGTTAATGCTGCAAAAGAACCTGAACCACCACCGCAGTTAATCCAAGTAGCTGAATTATTTACTATGGATGTAATTACATAGACATCGTCGTTGGGTTTATCTATCCAAAAGGTACCGATTTCAGCCTTATCGGTTGCAAGAGGTGCACGTTGTGAAATAATTGGCTCACGAGCAAACGAAGCCAAAGGATCGGGCATACCATATGCTCTTAGATTTTTTCTAGTATTTGTCGACATTACTAACTCCCGCAAGAAAGAATATCTTGCTTAAAGATTAAAACTACTATCCGACTCCTTATCGGAACTCACTAATACAAGTTAATACCCTAAAGAAACCAAATGCAAGAACTTTATTAAAAGATTGTTGACATACCACAGAATCTATGTTAGTTTTATCTTATAAATAAGGGATAAATTAAAATGAGAGATTTAAAAATGAAGGGGTTATCAAGAAGCCCCAACAAGAAAAGAATCCAGTTGGATATAGATTTAAAGATCTTTGACGGGATACGAAGAATAACACAAATGAGATATTGTACGGTAACAACCTGGGTAACCAGGGCAATAGTGGAAAAACTTATAAGAGATGAGAAGTTTTTAGAATAATATTTAGGGGGGACATCATGGAACTTAATGGTTACATCAAAAGGGAAGGGACTTGGGTAGAGAAGGCAAAAGAGTTGTGGGCGGTTCAAGAACGAAGACTTCAGTTAGAGAAGTTAGAGGCTTTGTTAAAACAAGATCTAATTACCACCTCAGGCGAAGAAAATAGTCAGGGTGGGGGATTCATACTGGAAAAGTATAAATACCCAGGAAGTCTTACGGGGGGTAAAAATGTTTAAAGTATTCGATTTTATAGACGGTATTTTAAGTTCTTTTTTGCGATTAATTAAGTATATTGGGTTTTTTTTATTGGCTCCAATAATTTGGTTTCCTTTGTTGGTTTATCTTTTATATTTAAAATGTGCCAAATTATCAAAAGATTAACTTTTATTCGCCGCCTTCTATTCCACCGCCACCAATATTTCCCAATGCCGATCCAATTTTTCCAGGCAACCCCAAAAGTCCGGTTATTCCGCCCACTGTTTTGCCCAGTATTGCGCCCAATGCCGTATGAAATTTACTAGAAGCTAAAGGAACAGGTTTTTCTAGTTCAGACTTAAATTGAGCTGAAATTTTGTCCATTTTCTTTTCTATATCGTCTTCAACTCTTTCCATTAAATCTAATGGAGGAACGCCTTTGTTTTTAGCTACTATATCCCTCATTGATTTGCTGTATTCTACTCCTGCTCGGGCTATGCGTTTTAAGTTTGCTATAACTCTTTTTCGTCCCTCAGGAGATTGCGATAATGATGGAATAGTTTTCAAAAAGGATTGTAACTCAAAATTACTTATTCTAGCTCCGAAATATTGTCTAGCGTCACGCATGAAGTTAGCTGCTATTTTTTGAAATTCTTCGCTACCTGGCTTCATTAAAGCAGGTATATCAAAACCCGAATTTTTCAGAAATTCTACATAACCTGGAGTATCAAGCTTTCCTTCTTTTTCTAAAGCCTCCATTCTTTCTAGGTCCTGAAGATTGGTTTTAGCCGATCTTCCTTTTTCTAGCAATTCTTTTCTGAAGGTAGCCGTTTGTTTAAATGCTTCAGATTTTTGTTTTTCTTCTCCCTGTTCCAATTTCCTTAAAACAGCTATGTCTTTTGCCTTTAATCCAGCATATTTACTTGGCTTTGAAACAGTTGGTTGGATTTGTTGTTGTCTTGGTATTTCTGAAGAAATTTGTTCAGAAGGTGTTTGCATGGCGCTCGTAATTGGTATCTGCGCCTGTTGACCAGGAGTTAAACCTGATAGCGCAGAAAACATTTGACCTTCGGGAACAATTGTCTGTTGTTCACCTGTTAATCTTGATGCTAACATTTGCTCATAAGGTTGCTCTATTAAAGATTTTATCGCGGGTCCTAGGATCTGCGGAGGTAGTTTAGACATAGAAGATGCCTGTTCTTCGGTTAACCCAGGAACTAAGGCTCTTAATCCCGCTTCCTGCTGTTTTGCTTGTTGTGCTTGTTGATATTGTTGCAACTTCATCTGCGCCAACGCCTGCAAACCTTGACCTAATGCCGTACCAAACATTTCACCTGACGACGGTCTATCTAAGATCTGTACCATAATTTCTCCTTAAGCCGATCATCATTAATAATGGCAATAACGACATTAATTGTTGTCCGCCGGATTCTAATGCACCAGGTCTACTTGGTTGATATATAGATTCAAATTGAGGCTGTAATCCAAACCCAAGCTGTTGTCCACCAAGACCATATCTTAATGCAGCAAGCTGAGATTCTAGGTCTGCGCCCGCTCCAAACATGGCAGGCATAAAAGCAGAAGATCTTTGACCACCTTGGCTGCCCGCTGGACCCATAGATGTAAAACGTTCGGCTAATGAAGGCGCTGTTTGAGTTTGGAACTGTTGACGAGCTCGATTCTCAACGGCAGTCGGATCAAAATTCTGCATACCTAGAGAAAGTAGGCGGTTCATTATATCTTGTTGCTCCGGCGAAAATCTTTGAATTCGCTTAGTTCTTTCTTTTTTGCCAAACAAAAAGTTTTTAGCTCCGGGTAAAGAGCCTAATTCACCTCCTAGATATCCAGCACCCGCACCACCTAAACCACCAAGAAGTGCGCCTAATGGTCCGCCAGCTAAAAAACCAGCTCCGGCACCAGGAATAGCTCCCCCCATTGCTCCACCAAAACCCGAACTCATTGCCATAATTTTCCTTCAGAATTTAAGCCATTCAACTAAAATATAGCACCTGGTATATGCACTCCAGTCAGATGCCGTTGTTATATTTACGTTCGTATTATCTACCCATAATTCTATACTGTCGTTGGCTGTATCACTAGAATATGGAATATTTACACCAACTAGCCCAACAGGATCAGTTGCACAACCTGTAACTTGTATCCATGTCGTTCCCGAATTTACTGTTAATCCATGAGCAATCGTTTTGGTTCCCGCGTTAGGTAACGCCCCAAAATCAATAACTTTTCTATAAACCGGTCTTTGGATAGGAGTTGTTGTTGATGCAGAAGTCAATGTAGGATCAGATGGATAAACTTTTCCCGTTACAAACTCGTCCGTATGATAAATTCCAGTATCCTTACCATTAATAGCCATAGCCATACCATTTAAATTCTGGTAAAGCCTAATAAACAGTTCTTTAAGTGGACCCTCAAGTTCAGAATCTTCTATGTCATTTAAATCCCAAACCTGAGTTTGCTGTATATTTGCGCCACTATCTCTATAACCCATTACAGCTCTCCCCTAGGTGACATATTTAATATAAAACCTTCAAGACCAAATCCTGAGTTAGCTATTGTAGGTACTAACATTTGATCTTCCGCTAGATATAACCTTAACTGTACAAACTGACCTTCAGATTCAAAATATACCTTATGCCATAATAAAGTTTGCATATTCTCAAAGGTTGCAACAGCATATGGGCTGGTTTCTAAAACACCGGTTCCCATAGCTACGTTATTAATAATAGCTTCATTTAACATAGAAAAATTAGTACTGGATACATAATGATCTACTGTAAGTTGTCCCGCACTTGTCTTTTGAACTGCAAATTCAACACAAGCTATATAAACATTTCTGGATTTGTTCAGATAGGGATTAAACCTTTTTGTTAAAATATCTATCATTGAAACTCTTGATACTGTTCCACCACCTAAATATGTACCCGTAAAAATAGTAGTCAGAATCTCAATTGTATCTTTATTTACTACTCTATTAACTTTATAAATACCATAACCGCCTATTGTCACACCTTGGCAATTTTTAATCTTTATAAAATCTCCATCCATCAAAGTATGATCTATGATAGTGAGCGTTAAAGTTCCCGTTGCTAGCACATATGACATATTAGTTATCTGCATAACCGGGGCATTAACGTTTCTTCCCGGATCAACAATAAAAACAAAACCTTGCTGATTCCCTGCTATAATTTGTCGTGAAGCTGCAGCTGTTACATTAGAGTTCCAAGCCCAAGTCGCTTCTTCCCATGTATAATCTTTTTGTGCCCATGTAACATCTAATGTTTGTTCAAAATACCCAAATGCGGTAATACAATCATCATTTGTAGCCCATGATTGATTTTGATAGTTATAAACTAAAATAGTATTAGGAAACTGACTAAACTTGGTCTTATCAAATGCAGGATATGTCCAATAAACCATTTCTGTTTTATAATCGCGAACACCTGCTACTCTTATAACTCCCGCTTCTTCAGATTCAAATTTAAATACCTCATCAGGTATTTTAGTATCTATTCGCTCAACGTTAGATCCGTTACAAGCATGAACTCCATTAGAACCCACCGTTAAAACAACCTTATCAAATGGAACTGATGAAAATGTAGATTCTGAACCTAGTTCGGTATTAAGTTTCTGCCAGACAAAAGGTAAAACTTGATTGCCTGTATATGCAAGTTCCCAAGTACTACGTTCAAAATAAACAATAAGACGATCTTTAATAAATTCAGCTGAAACTATACCTTCTTCGGTTGCAGCATCAACCCAACCACCACCATTTGCAGTTGCCTGATTGGGTTCAAGCCATGCTTCAGCAGATAAAGGACTACCGTTATGACAAAATCTACAGCGTGCTTTATGTTCAGTATTTGTTGTTCCTGCTGCATTTACTTCTATTGTCTTTAGTAAAAGAAGTCTATCTTTAAATGCTACTATTATTTTTGCCGTTAATATTTTATCCCCAGCCGTCAAAAATGTTGGCGTAAAGGCAACCCATGCTGTTCCCGTATAGTAATATATTGGATCATCGGTAGCGTCTACTGCTCCGGTTGGATTTAAAGCATAATAATTACTGGAAAACATATATGTAAGATCTGGAGTTAAACCGTTCCAATTAGCAGACCATATAAAATTTGTATCATTTCCATGTAAAGGTACACCTGTAGGAAATGGTGTTTGAGCCCATCTACCACCCGCATATTTATAGGCAAATTGAGTATCAAATGCAAATGCAGGATGATTGTTGATTACACCCGATTCATAAAGATCTAACCCCATTACAGGTTCTGAAGGATAAAAAAATACTTGCGTATCAAGAGGAGCTGCCGTTATTGTAAAATCACCATTTGTTACATTAAACGTACCGCTTGTTGCAGGTGAATTTGTACATAGCATGGGTTGAGCACCTGCAACATCGCTAATAACAGTAAACAACACATCACCAACAGAAAACAATTGTCCCTTTTTGAATATCCGTCCCGGAACTCTATCTGCTGCATCTCCTGTTCCCGCATGTGTTTTTACAGGCAATCCAGTGCCGGCATTAATTAAACTTATGGCTAATCTGGAATATAATGACTTTTGAACAGCAGTTGTTGCACCTTGGCCTGAAAGTCTTCCGCCAAAACGTTTTCTAACTCGACCTCGAAATACATACGCATTATTGAGTCGCTCAAAAGCATCATCAGAAATCATCCAACTCTTTAAAGAAGTATCAAGACCAGAATTTAATGGTGCAATTAAAAACTTGTCATATGCCATATTAGTTTCCTATAGCAAAATAAAAAACAGCAGCTGTTGATGGATTTTGATTTACAGTAAAAGCACGAGTTGAAAATCCTGTTCTAAGTAAAGTTGCATCATCAAGGACCTGAATATACTTTTGTGAGTTAGCACCGTGCACTCTATGTGTTAGTTGTACACTTAATGTAGCAGTTGGAAATGGAGTAACATAAACAGTAGGAGTAGCAGCATCAGCGGTTGTCCAACCAAATTTCATATATATTCCGCAGGGCAATGTCCAGGTAATTTCCGGACCCTCAACGCCAGCTAATGTTGTAACTGTTGTTATATCTATGTCGCCAGTGATAACTCCGGCTGCGTTAGTTTTTCTTAACCATAATGCACGAGTACCAGCTCCATTAATGGCGTTGTAAATCCCAAATTCCGTTGTGCTTGTTGCGGGCGGAAATTGCGTTGGTCCAGGAGCAGGTACCACCGTTTGTAACGGAAAATGTATAAACTTATGCTTACCCTGGTCAGGTACATTAAATGTTACATGGTTAACATTTATAAAAGTTTGTATTTCTGCAAAGTTTGCTAAAAGTTGTGCTTGAGACTGGGATTCTTCATCTGTTGCTTGCGGAATCGTAGAATTAAATGCCATTTTTTATCTCCATTAAAAGTTAAAATACCAACCGGTACCATCTACATAAGGCATTGGACTATCATAAATAGTGGGTGTCTTATAATCTGCTTGCTGAGCTATTGCCTTACGTCTAACTAAAACTTCTTGGTTCTTAAATTCGGGCATTAATGCATTTGCCCCCTCTTCATCCCTGGACTGCTGTAAAATCTTTATTGATGCCCCATAAGATATAAATTCAGCCCACTGTCCGTAAGCAGGTGCATCAGTTGTATTCAAAAATTCAGTAGGTCGTTGCAAAACTTGTACGCTTGCTCTATATGGTTGATCCGGAATCGGATAAAACTTAAAGTTACCATCATAATAAAGAACACTTGTTGGCTTTGCTGCCTGATAAGTAACGGCTTGCAAAGAGACATCTTCCCCAAGGCCGGCAGTACATGTAAAACTATAAATACCGGTTACATAGTTAAATGTTCCAACTATTACATTATTAGATACATCAATAAGAGTTGCATCATGGTTAGGACCAGCAAGTGGATTGTCTTTTATAGCTACTCCGTTATTCGTAGCATCAATAGAACTGAAAAGAACCGTATTTCTTTGGATTGGAATATTGGTAAGTGTTCCGGAATATACAGTTGCTATTCCTGTTCCTGTTCCTATAGAAGTTGTCGAGACTGTTATTAAACTTTGGGTATTAAAAAGCTCTACATCTTCATAATAAGCCATGTTAGAACCGGCTACATAAACAGGCGACTTGATAGTCAAAAATTTATTATTAAAGTTATAAAAAGGACTATTAGTATCCGTTGAATCTCCGTAAGTATCAATATAAGCATCAAGATAAAAATCAAGTGTTTTTATTAAAGGTAAAGCATTAAGAATGGCCGGAAAATCATAAAGAATAAACTTATTTACATACTTTTTTATCTCGTCATCCGTTATCTGAGACTGTGATGGTCGATTTGTAAGTCTACGAACAGTAATTATAATTTCCGCAAGTGTCGATAGACTTGAGTCTATTGTTGGCATACCGTCCTTTCTTAGAACGGGGTCACCAAGACCCCGCCTTCATTACCACTAAATTTATACCGACTCGACCATGACAACTTTTTCATTACTGTCAAGTTCGGTTATTTCTTCCATATCCAAAAAGTCTAAGTTCTGAAATCTAAATCTAGGTCTCTTTCTTACAACTCTCATTGGCGTTTCCTGGGTAGCGCCCTTGATCATCTCAGCGCTTAAAGCTTCATATTCTGCATACCCACATGAGTTAATATGTTTTGCTACTCCAAGAGGAATTATATAAACCCCCCCATCTTTAAATGTATATGTTTTAAGCGTGTCGCCCTTATATTTAATATAATCAAAAGTTGTGCTTCCACCTGAAATTTCAAGATGGTGAAATACACCTCTTACCATTTTAGCGTCTCTGTTGCGGTAATATTCCATATTTTTACCGACAATAGGACCATGGGGAACCGTATTGGTTACTATTGTTGGTTTTGGAACCTGAACCGTAGGCTTGCCTGTAATGGTCTTAGGTTTTATCGCTATTGGCTTAGGCTGTTCTTTTTTTGGTTCTACTTTCTGTTCTATTGGTTTTTGTACTTCCGTCATATTTTCTCCGTTTATTTGGAAAGGGGGCAAAGGCCCCCTTTAATTACTATTGATTGAACGACTTACCAGCTCTCCAGTAAATAACGTCTGCATTATTTCCTGCAGGGCCTGTTGTTCCGGCTGTTAAAATCATGCCGATAAAGGCTTGGTTTGTTACAGCATCTTCAAATGTATAGTTGTATGTTCCTGTTGTTCCTTGCCCCATAGGGAATACTTGAGCGTTTGTAAATGCCCCGTAAGTTACAAGGTTAGCTATTGTTGGATATGCAAATGCAGTAAAGCCTGTTGTGTCTATATTTACTGTAAATGTCTGAGGCCATACACCTGCGGCTGAAACTGCGGTTACAATTCCATTAAGACCATCAAGTTGTACCATTCCGTAAACTGCATGAGGAATAGAGAACTTAACTCTTTGACCTACAGATAATCCATGATCAACAAGAGTTGTTACAACAGCTGATGTTGCTTGTGTAATATTGGAGATTATTCTTGCTGATGGTTTAATGAGTTTATATTCTTCAATACTACGTGCTACAAGTCTCCATGTTCCTGCGCCTGCAATTGCTCCAGGTGCTGTTGCTAATGTGTTAGCTAAACGGAAACTTGTATTGGCTACAACATTATCAACTGTAAAGTCTAAACCATTAAGATCTGTGTGAGCTGTGCTATTAAGACGAACAATGCAACCATCAGAAAGTCCAGCTGTTGAACCTGTAGAAATTACAGGTCTTGTTGCGTTTGTTCCTGCGGTTGTAGCTATTGTTGGGCCAAGAGTTTGAAGGCCAGTATTAACTGCAGTAAATGCACTTGCAATACTGTTAACAGCCATGGTGTGGTCACCGGCAGGATGGTAATACATAATACCCGTTGTTCCCATCCCTCTTTGCCAAAAATACTCAAACCCGTAGCCATTATTTTGGGCTGCAGATTGGGTAAGGTTGACAATTCTTAGCCAGTCCATATCCGATAAAAGTTTAATAGTATAATTTACCCCTGTAGAGGTAAAATAACCTTGCTGTATAATATCATTATTCATTGATACTCCTTTAACCTAATGTTGCGCGAAATTTGACCAACCAAGCATCATTTACAATTCCGCAACCTGTGCGCATCTTCCATGCTGCAGTTGAATATAGATTCAAGAAACCGCTATGTTCTGGTCCATGATAGATGAATTGTGAATTGTAGTTGTTTTGGTCGACATAGGTATATGAATCTCTTGCAACGCAGAAAATGTCATAAACATCTGCACCAAGAAGAGAGGCTGCTGTTTCTTTTGCGCCTTTAGGACTCAAAAAGAATCTTAAATTTCCTGCTGAACCCCATTCAGACTCAATTACATCTTGAGCATTTGGATAGTTCCAAGTATTGATAAATCCTTCAATCTCTTCGAGCTGGCCAATAAGATCAGTATGACCTAATGCCATGTAAGCATTTCGTATTGGGGCTGATCCAAACTTATTTTCACCGGATTGACCAGATAAGAATGTCTTGCCAGAATGTTTTTTAAGAGATTTTACAACTTCATCGACGTCTGAACGAGCGATGTTTGTAGGCGTATCTCCATTAAACCCACCTACAGCATTAATAAATCCAGGAGTTGCTGCGAGTGTGTCTCTAATGAGTTGGTCTTCTGTTTCTCTTAGGTTGATACCAAGAGACAAAGCTGCTTCATTTAAAACACTGTCTTGGTTGCACATAATTACATCTTCATGGATTGCAACACCCGTACCGTATGTTTTAAGACGAATATCAAAATCCATTACTGACATAAGTTGTAATGCGGGATGTGTTCCTGTTCCCTCAAGAGGAATAGGTGCTGTTGCTAATGTGCCAGGTCTTCTTTGACGCAAGACGTTGCCGCTTTTATTAGGCATAGTTCTTTTCATTGCGCACATCTTGTGAATAAGATCTGGCTGCTCTACGGACAACAGTACATTATCAAAATAGATCTGTTGCGGAGCTGGAAGATTGCTTTGTGTATTGATTGCCATTAGAAATCCTAAGTATAAAAATATAGAACCTTTATACCTAAGTGGACGAAGCTTAGTGAGATTTTTGCGTCCAGCAGTTGACGAATCTGCATTTGCGTCTGATTTGTCAAGTTGACGAGGCTCGAACTTTGTTTTTGCGTCGAATGCAGGTAGATGAGTCCTGCTAATTTACATCGATTAATTTATTATAAACTCAAAGGGAAGACAAAAACAAATATTTTAAAATTTATCAATAAAAAACCCCGAGCTGTCTCGGGGCGGAGAAAGACGCAAGCGTCCACCGAAAGTCTTTTTAACAAAAATGAACACCTGCGCTGATGAAAAAGCTTATTGAAAGCCTTTTTTAGAGGCATACTCTTGCGCCTGGCGATAAATTTTCATTCTAGCTTCCTTTGTAGCACCACCCGCAAAAGCATTAGCCATAGACAAAGGACTATCTCCTTGCTGTGTATTTACCGCAGGTTTAGGCTTAGCTAAGTTCTTGTTAGCTCTCTCGTTTTCCTGTTCGTAGTTGTTTAAATCCTGCTCGATTCCAAGCTTTTTAATAAGCGTATATGCAGACTTGGCTTTAACATAAAGATCAGGATTAGAATCTATGCTTTGAGCAAGTTCAGGATAAGTTAACTTTAAGACCTCAATATTGTCTTTAGAGACAACTTTATCAAAGTCCGGATATTCTGCCTTAAGCCTAGTCTCTGTAGTCGCCAGAGACGAACGTTGTTGGTATTCTTCAAGCTGTCTTTCAAGGTTCTTTATTTTCTTGGCGACCTTAGAAAGATGCTTACCCTCTACAAGATCGTCAGGATTAAAATTAAAGTCTTCATCTTGTGGTTCTTGTTGAGGTTGAGTCTGCTGTCTTGACTGTTCTAGTGCCTCAAGTTTGCGACGCATATCGTCGCGTTCTTTCTCAATTCTTTCTTTCTCTTCTCTCATCATCCTGAAGGATTTTTGAGGTGCGCTCTCAGGCTGCTCTTGCTTTTTAGGCGCTTCAATAGGCTTGGCTTCTTGGACCTGTTGCTCCTGAACCACTTCTTGCTCTTGAGGAGTTTCCGGGTTTACTAAATCTTGCGCGTTTATTACGTCTTCTTCCATATCATTCTCCGTTTAATTGTTTGGCTAATTTTAATAGCGTACCGTCTTTTAACTTTTGATACTCTTTATATAAAATCTTTTGGTCGTCACTTAAACTAAAGTAATTATCTTCAAAGTATTTACATAGCGGGGCAGGCAATAACTGCCAAAGAAGCTCTACCCTGTTTTCATTGTGAATGTAACGATATACAAGTTGACCAGGTAAAGGAGTGGGACATTTCGGTAAACAGAAAGGATAGAGATGTATTAGATTAAACGTTGCTCTCTCTTTTTTAACTTCAAAGCTTATAAAGAAATCACCCTTAAAGCCTTCTTTTCCTTTCTCAACAGCTTCCTTTAAAAGCTCATGCTGGCCTTTAGCCATTTCATTTGTAACACCTTCTTCAAACCCACCTTCGTTTAAGGCCTGTTGGGCAAGCTGTGCGATTTGCTTGCCCTTAGGCTCTTTAGGGGGATTAGAAGGTTTTCTTTCTCCAATAACTTCTATCAACTACTTCTCCTTATCAACCTTTTTGAACAATTTCCCAAAAGTAAAGATATTAATGAACGCTTTAATACACTCAACTATAAAGTTAAGTATCTTCTTTACTAAATCCCAGTTCATAACTAACCCTTTATATCTGTAGGTTTTGGTTTGGGCTTTGATGGATTTGGTTTCTTAATTATTGTCATTTCTTGCCTTTCTTCTTCATCTTATTGCCCTTGCGCTTCGCTACGGAAATTCCTATTGCTATCGCTTCTTTGCGCGACTTAACCTTTTTCTTGGATTTGCCCACATTGAGGCTACCTTTTTTGTATTCCCCCATGATTTTTTCCATGATCTTCTTGGGGTTCTTAGTTTTTATTGGCATAAATTACCTTTAAATAAGAGAGGGGCTCATGCCCCTCATGTCTATAAAAAAGGAAGTAGGGTGAATTTATTTCTTCTTAGATTGCTTTTTCTTGGTTGCCGGTTTACCCATAACCTTATCTGCGATCTTCTTGTACTTATCGTTCTTTCTTAACATTAAAGGCATGTTACTCTTTGCTTTTTGAGATGTTTTTTCTTACAAAAGAATTATCTCTGGAGATTTGAGAGTCGATCTTGCCAATCCCGCATTCATAAGTTTGGTTTAATCCATTGTTGGGATCTTTAACTATCTTTACAAAATCTCCTGTTGGAACGCAAGCAGGTTTGCTCATATCTTCTGTAAAGATATTCATGTCCTTCATGTTGCTATTGCTATCGTAAAATCTTGCCATTACTTTTCCTTCTGTAGTAACTACGATCTAATTAGATCGTAAGGTTAATAATAAACAACCTCTAACTACGAGGTTAATCTTCGTTATCTAATTCGCCCGCCATGTCACAAATTAACATATCCAGGCGACTAAAATCTTCAGGGTAAATATTCTCAGTCTTTGCCTCTATTACAAGCTTACGCTGAAACTTATATGTTTTGCCCGAAGAGGTTGTATACACACAATCTTGAGTTGCAGTTTGCGTATACGATGTCGGATTAGTAAAATAAAATAACCCTAAAACTAAAATCAATCTTTTCATCTAAACTCCTGCTTGTTCAGTTTTACTTTTTGAATCATTTATTATCGCTGAACCCATTGCTTCAGCCTTCATATCTTCGCCTTTAGGCTCCCTAAGAATCTGGATCATGCCTAAAAGTTTATTAATCTGTTCAAGATCGATATCGTCAAGTTCTTTGATACTTTTAATTACATTAAGTGCGGCTTGCGTATTATCTTTTTCAGCTTCATTTTTACGTTCTTCCATCAAGCCCATATTGGAATAAACTCTGGATTCGCGTTCCATACGTAATCCAATATCAGAACTGGCTTTAGCTTCAGCCATTTTACCGCGAGCAATAATTTCGGCCGTTTGAGCCTCTTGCATTTGCTGAGCTTGCTGAGCTTGTTGCTCTTGGATTTGGTTAATCTTTTCAATAAGCTGCTTCTTGTTCTGAACCGTTGCAGCCCGGATCATGACATCATCAGGGATAGGGATTTGTAACTCTTTGAGTTGTATAAGCTGAGCAAATTCCATCTGTCTTTGAGTAGAGGTATTAAATCCATCTTCTATAACAACATCAAACCTGCCAAATACCTTGTTATAGAACTGAGGAGAAGGCTGTTCTTCGATGATTCTTTGAACTTTGCCAGGCGTAAAGTTGAGTTGAACTAACTCAAGTTGGATGTTGCCTAAAAGTTTTTGAGAGAAGTCTAAATTATCAAAAAGGGTCTGTAATCCAACAAGTCCCGCTCCTTGACGTAGCATTTCTTGGATACCGGCCTTAGCATCATCAGACATCCCCATAAGTTCTTCAGGAGTTCCCGCTATATCCTGGATCTCACGAGCTAACATTTCAGAAAGCTTAGTATCCGGATCAGGAGTTGGATCTATACGTTGAACATCGGTAAGTTGAGCGTCTTGCTTGAGGGCTATACCCCTACCAGAACCGGAAACAAATACTGATTTGGGATCGACAAGTGCGTTTTCCTTATAAACCCAGCCTGTATTAATTTTAGTCTCAGCCGCTTCAAGTTCGAGAGTCTTACGGCGGTTATAAAGGTATTGAGCGTCTCTAAGTGAACGTACTACGCCCTGGATCTTTTTATCATAATCTGTAACGCCCGGAGAAAAGTACCCAAAAACAGGAATAAACGGATATCTGTCTAGACCTAGCGGATTTCTACCGTCGTAAATTAGTCTGCCATTAACAAGTATGGCGGTATTAATTGTAGGAATAATATGGTCATCTACTCTAACTTGAGGGTAAAGACGAAGATAATCTGATAGCGCTTCATCATTGCCAGTCCACTCCATACTTTCGCCGGTGCGAACATCAACCATAAGCTTTTGAGGTCTGGTCGATTTGTAGTAATACTCATCGTAAGTTAAAAGATTAGCTCTTGAGAGGTAATTGTATTCAGGAGTAAAAAGAAACTTACCATCGCGAATATTGTTGTTTAAATAGACTGATTCTATCTCGTCCGTATAACCGGGCGCTAAAGAGAGGCATTCGTTTTTTGTTAGATATGAACGCTTCCAGATTATATTGCAGTCCGAAAGATCGGGCTTTCTAAAAAATGGATCCAAAAAGAAAGTAGAATATGGACAATGGTCTATTTTAATGTCTCCAGAAATAGGATCTCTTCGGTAATCGACCCAGACTTGGAGCATAGAAAGACCTGTTATAATTGCATCACGAAAAGCATTTGATATGGTTTCAAGGGTGTTTTCTTGCTTAGATATCCACATAAAAATCTTTGTAAATTGATCGGATGTAAGCTCATCTGAGTTTTCAATTGGAGTACAGATAATTGATTTACGTCTCTGTCGCTGATGACCCGAAATAATATTTATAATACGCCGTATTCTGTTAAAAGATAGAATACGGTTAGGCATTTTGTTGGGCGAGGAATAAAGACTGCCGCAAATAGAAGTATCACCACATTCAAAAAGCGAATCTATTCGTGCTTGTTCTTGGAAAGATTGATTATAAGGAGAAAGATTTAAATAAAACTCCTCCATCTCCTGGCGAATTTTATACTCTCTATCGCTAGTATACTTTGGATCAATTGGCGAACGTGTTGAAGCGCTGGAAACCATTAGCTTCCTCCGATTTATTCCGCCATAGTCTTGCGAAGGCGAAACTACAAAAGAGACTTCATTACCATATAAGATGTAGTGTATGTGCGTTTGATTGAGATATCAAGAAAATGAAAAATAAAGCGCCCGTGATCGAACTTGTCCAAAAATCTTATTCGCAATCACGGGCTGGTCAAGAATACGTTATTTAGAATATAACATAAAAAAAGCGGACGGGAATATACAAACCCGTCCACGAGTCAAAAGCCGAATATCTTCGGCAAAAAGTTCATTTATTATTTTTAATTTGATAAGCCAAGTATAAACAACAAGAAAGAATAATCATATTTATTATTGTTAAGCCAAGAAGTACAAGTTCTAAGTATGTAAATATCATGCATTATCCCACCAATAAGCTTGTTCCGCCATAGTCTTACGAAGGCGAGCCTGTTCTACCTTAGGTTTTATAACTGGATTATGCTTAACACTTTCTCTTCCAACATTTACGGCAACAAGGTGTTGATCAACTCTGTAATATTTAGCAGCTTTATAAATCGCTAAACCCATAGCAATCCCATTCTTATGCAGCTTTCTTGCCATATCTACAGCAAAAGAAATGCTAATCTCGTCTATCATTTTCTTTACTCCCTGCTCCAAACTCGAGATGTTTTCCATTAGAAATCTCTTTAACGAAAAGAGCAAATATAAGATGCTTTAGAATGGAGTAATTATATCACAAACAGAAAGTAATATCAAGAATTGGCTCTAGAAGAGCGTAATCTCATTCTTCTACAACTTCCTTGTAGTGAAAAAATGAACTCTTAGCCGTACACCTAGGACATCTTGGCTTATCCGTATGCTTACAAACAAGGTCGTACTTCTTACGAGTCTCAATGAGCTTGCCGCAAGACACACATGTGTAAACCCTAGATTCAGGGTCACCCATTCTTCTAAGCTTTTTTACCGGTTCTTGGTTTCTTAATAACTTTGACATTATTCTTGACCTCTATATCTCTGTTATCTTCACATCCTGCACAATGACACTCTTCAATACCGGACTGCATCTTTCTCCTAAACTCAAATCTCTCTTTTGCGTCCTTAATTATAGCAAGCCTGTCTATACGACCTTTATACTCTTGCTCAGACATATCCAATAAAGGCGCTAAGGCATCCTGCAAATCTTGGATTAGCTCAACAAACATCTCTTCAACAGGGTCTTGTATCCATATTGGCATCTTCTTTGATCTTAGGGCATTTTTGGATGCATAAAGACTGCTAAGTATACTGATATTATGAAAAATTAAATGCCTTAAAAGATTAGTAACTTGATTCTTATTTGACTTCATGGGATTTCTCTACAACTTGCACAAAAAAATCTGGATGATTCATGAACTTCTCTTTTTTTTGCGACATACTAAAAACTATTTTAGCAATACTAGATGTATAAATTATTGCCCCACAATCTAATTCAATAAACTCTGATCCGTTTCTAATTTTACCTAAAAAAACATCAAGGTAGTCAATATCCCTAAACCTAAAAGTTTCTTTATCGTTTTCACCTGAAAATTTATACCATATATCAAGCTCCCAATAAACTTCAGGATGCTTATAGTCTTCTCTTAATCCCCTAGGTGTACAAAGACATATTGTTTCAAAGCGCCCAAATACATCTTCAAGTTTTGGTTCAGGACGTCGCAACATCATACCGTTACGATCCATATTTGCAGTTGCTGCGTCTAGGCATTCATCAGTATATCTTTCAAGAATAGATAGTTGTTCTTCCGTAAAACCAAATTTATTATGAAGTTGTTGCATGCGTTGACTAAATTCACTAATCATAAATTTCCTTTATTACCAATCATCCTCCCTAAATGCTTTAGGTAATCTATAAGAATCACCATAAATAGCCTCTCTATAATTCTTTTCTAATTGCTCGGGTGTTAAGCCGTCTGCCGTTTTAGATAAAGATATACATAAATATCTAAAACTGTCACAAAAATGCGATGCAAAATTGTGAAGCGGATAATTCTTATATACTTGCTGTTTTGGATCATACTCTCTTCTATAATTCTCTAGCGCGTTGATTAATTTGGTACATTTGATGTCAATCCACACCTTAGATGATAATGCTGCCTTACAAGCTTCAATCCCATCTTCAAGCGATAAATTAGGAGCAATCTTAAAATGTAATCCTAGATTAGCCGCTGTTTCATATCTTGACATTCCGCTGCCAAGTTCGCGTACTTTAATATCATGCGGCGCTATAAAAGCACCATAAAGATAAGGTTTTTCTTTTATTACCTTAACGTAATGCGCTAAACCTACGTCAGTATTTTCATAGCAGTCTATTATGTGAACTGCTCCCCCAGGAAGAGCCTGAAAAAATATTAGCGAAGTTGCATCATGTACCCCTAGGTCAAAACTGACATGGACTTTATAGCCCGCTTCATAGGGAACACTTCCTATGCGTCCCTCAGTTCTCATCTTATCAAGAAACTTAGAGTAATAACTCCCTTCAACACCCATATCAAACGACGTAAAATATTCTTGTTGAATGAGATCCTCTGACATTAACCCGTCACGAAGATCTTTTTCTATCTCAGACTTAGGAATATGTTTTGTATCATCAAGCGTAAGTTTGGAACAAAACCATTCTTTGGGGTTATCTTTTGCTAATTTATAGAGTCCGTAAAACCAGTTCTTACCGCGTGGTGTTGATTCAAAGATAACAAATCCATCGTTGGCAGCAAGCGAAGGTCTCATTAAGTTATATGCATCAGGCGCTTGCAGGGCTGCCTCAGAATACAGTATTCCTTGGGGGTTAGTTCCAACAAGACGATCGACATTATCTGAGCCTAAGATCTGTAATATAGAGCCATTAGTTAATACTATTTTAAGTTCTTGGACATGGGTAGATGCAATAAGTTGGGAAGGAATGAAGTCTATGAATCGCATGCCGTCGTTGGTTATAGTATCCCAAATAATTTTCTTGCCCTGTGAATAGGTTGGATATATCAGGAAATAGACACCTGGTTTACGTATAGCGGCCATAGCCATCATATTAAAAGAACAGATATCTTTTCCACTGTTATGCACCAAATAGCCGTTAGCATAAAAATTATGATTCTTTTCAGTTTCTATATCATATAATTCTTCTTCAATTCCTTCTTTAATTTTAAATTGTCGATTTATAATCTTTTTATTCGAAATTGGCTTATTGTTTTTAATTAATGCTAAAGCTTTTTCCTGTTTGTCTGTCTTACCGTAAACTGGCCCAAAAGATAAAATATTTTTTATCGATTTTGAATCTGAAATCCTTATTTTCCAGTTGCAACCCTTATCAAATTTGAGTGTTTGAAGAGTAATTCCATTTTTGCGTAATAACCAATAAAAATCCCACCCAAGTTTATAGCTACGCCCACAACTTATAGTAATTTCAACAATAGGATGAATTAAAACTTGTCTATTTCTTTTTGGATCATAAAAACTTCTTTCTTTATGAATATATATACTTCCATCTGCTGAAATTGCGGCTGCAAAAAATCTTCCCAAAGATTCTTCGTCAAAATCCCAAATAAAAGATAAAAGTTTTTTTTGCGAATTTGGTACATCTTGATCTTCCGACCGAAATAATTCCTTAATCTTATTCTTTGTATATCCACCGCCCTTTGTTCCATTAGAAAAACCTAAATCAAATCCATTTCCCTTTGGACGCCATATTGATTTATACCCAAAAAGAGAAAATGCCAACTGCTCTACTCGCTTAAGTATTTCTATACTGGTATTAGTAAATTTGGGTTGTTGATAAGCAGAAACATATCCATCACAAAACATATATCCAAGAAATTCCGCCAAATCAGGATTATGTAACCTTCCTAATGATATTCCAGGGTAAGTAATTAGTGTTCTTTTTTTGTTTGTTTCTGATATTTTATCCCAGTGAATTATTTTTCCATTTTGTATTGTGCTTGCAAAAAGATGATCGTATGATGTTATTATTTGTGGATTATTGTGCGTTTTAATTATCTTTGTTTTCTTTTTACCAGTTTTCCAAATGTTCTTTACTTTATCTGTGACAATTTTTTTACCATTAAAAGAAAGTATTTTGTCGCCTATCTGAACGTCTTTTAATAATTTATAAGAACCGTTAGACATTAAAATATGGGAATCTCCCGAAAGGCATTTACGGGGCCAACAAATAAAGTATTTATGGAAAGCTTTATCGTAGAAAGCCTTAACGAAGTCATACTGATAACTACGGGCTTGGAATTTATCTAGAATGGTTTCATTTTGTGGATTCATCTATAGGCTTTTTGGGTTCAGGAATAAATATATATTCTTTGTTATCGTTTTTCTTAAGGTTAGCTTGCGCATTTAGGACTTTAGCCTTAAGATTTGTGCGCCATTTTTCCAACTTGCGCTCTTCGCTATCATATTTGGCCATAGTTTTAGCCACAAGAGTAGGATCCATTTTTCTAAATAGGCCCCCTCTTTCTCGGTGTGCGCCTATTGCTTCAATAGCGAAGTCTTTAGCTTCTCTTAGATTTTCGTTAAGATTAACCCATTTATAAAAGGTTCTTTTGCACATTCCTTGTGCATTATAAAAATCCTGCAAGGTGATGGCGTTTTCGGCTAAACATTCGTAATTATTTCTATTATCCCATGCCCAATTAGCAAGCTTTAAGGCAAGATTATCGAAGTAATCAGAGTTCCAGGAAACGAATCCGCCTGCGAGATTGTCTCTAAATCTGCATGTATACTTTTTTGGTGCTATTTGTTTGTGCGTGATATTATTAGATTTTTTAGGGGTTGACTTTTTCTTCATTTTCTGCTCCGTAGATGAAGTAGAATTCTGTTCTTACGAAATCGGTTGGGGCATATAGTTTCATACAGCATAAACTAAAAACTTGGGCGTCGTCCAGGAAAAGGATATTTTTACAGCAATCGAGTACAAGTTTAATGAGGTTATCTATATCGCCGTTTCTTTTGATGCAAGGTTGACCTATAAGCAAAGATTGTTTCTTTTTGGATAGAGAATTAGGGATGGGCATAAAGAAAGTAGCGTGGAGGGAGATTGGGCATGTTAGCATATGTTGGTTAAAGGTATCGCGCTGCGTTAGGAGTTGGAGGCGGATGAGTTCTTTATGTTTATGTGCGGGGTCGTAGTGGATACCGTTGCGCAAGATGCGGGGTCTAGGTTGAGGGATGGGTGTGCCTGATATCTTATAGGTTGGAGATTTCATTACTCTCCTTTTTGTTTTTAATACTCTGGGGGTATTCTCATTTTAGAACATATCTTTTTAACTATTTTATCTTCTATTTCTTCTTTATCGACTGGCCATGTTTCTTGATATTTAATTAAGAGATCAATAATTTCAACAAGTTTAAGATTGTATGTTTTTATTAAGCCAATAACCTGCGGGTCGGCTTTTCTTAAACAATATAGGGATGTAGCTGCGTGGGTTACGTGATGCTCATTATAATCTATGCCATAAAGTTCATAGGAAGGAACGCCCCTGCTTAACGCTTGATATTTTTTAGGTCTATATAAGGCAAAAATATCATCTTGCAATACAATCAAAATATCTTTTATTTCTTTTGGATTTGTTGGAATCAGGGGGGCTTCAAGATCGAGTTTGAAATTAAAATTAGGATCTAAAAACACTACGTCTCGAAGATTACAATTACAAAAAGGAAAATGGCAATTAAGGCAATGTTTTTCATGGATTGGACACGGTTCGCCGGTTACCGGATCATGGCAATGGTCAAAGGGTTCGCTTAACATTCTACTGCAGGCGCAAGTATTTTTTTTAGAGCATTGATTTAATTTATTTTCATAGACTTCAATATCAAAATCTTCTTGTTCTTTTAAAAAATCATCCTCAAGGTCTTGTTGTTCTTGGGGAGATCCTTCATATTCTTCGAGATCAAAAGCGTCATCTATTTTTTTCTTACTCATAATAAAGCCTTTAAGTTATAAATTTTATAAAATATGCACGGCTTCATTAAACTACTTTCACAATTACCAGTCCCTTATCTGTCATCACTTCTTTATACTTTACCATTTCATTGTTATAAAATGGCAAGCCGTTAGAATTTTGTTTCTTAAAATCAGCTTCTTGTTGGAGGGCCGTCCTTTTTGCTTCGTGTTGTTTTTGTTTTTCAGGATCGGTAAAGAATATCTTACCGCCAACAGTATAATATTCTTTCTTTTTTTGGATAGGTTGATTTTCTTCGTTTACAGCGACCATGATTTCCTTTGCCAACATTTTTTTCGTATAGACAGACTTCAGGTGGGCTCTAAAGTTGTTAAACATACCTAATCCTTCCCCTTTTTGGGTATTTTCGTTCGACTTTGGTTCTAAGGTCTCAGAATCTATGGCTGTAGATAGACTCTCTATCTGTTTAAGATACTTCGTATCTATTTCCTCTATACTAGATACAACTGAAAAGTTTTGTGTAATAGAAACCCATACTTTCTTAAGAGCGCTGAAAATAGAACTTAGTCTCCAAGCTATAGTAGGTTGATAGAAAAAGAGAGAAAGTTTATAGCGTTTGGTTCTAAAGACTCTATATTGAGTTGCTATTAAACCCAAAGCTTCCAACTCTTTAATAAGTTGTGAAACCCAATAATTTGATTTACCTAAGAGTTTAGCTAAGCGACGCTGACTAAAATAGGCAGTGCGATATTTATTACACATAAAGATAATATAATTAAATACCTTTAACTTAGTATGCTGGCGTTTGTTAGCCCTAAGTTTCTCAAAATATAAACCAGGGTTATCTAAGATCTCTTGGATTGGAATTGGATCAGTTTCTATAAACTTTTTATGGCTTCTTATTTGGATTCGGAAATGATTTTTTAGATTTTGTTGATTTACCTGTTGATTTTTTAACCAGAGTGATATAGTATTCATAACTCCTTTTTTAAAGTTTGAGGCTTTCTTAAAGGTCCGATTTTTTAGAATTGGTACTTCTTTAAAATCACAAAAACAAATTTCAATGAAGAGATAATAATCTCAGTAAATTTAAAATTTTGCTAGGATTATTTTCTAAAAAGTTTCTGGACGGTGTCAAAACCGTCCACTTTTTTTGCCTACTTTTATCTATAAAATATTTCTATAAATATATGTTGACATACCACAGAATTGTGTTAAGATTATATCAGTAAATACAACATAATTACTTTTTAATGTGGGGAAACAATGATAGATAAACATGCCGCCCTTGAGTGGGCATTTGAAACAGCAACAGAAGTTGTCTTAGTTAAAGAAATATCTCAAGAAAATGATTCTAAGATCATGGAGTGTCTCATTAAGCACAACTGGCCGTTCGTAAAATCTTTAATAGAAAACAATAAATCCTTAACTCCTGAAGGCAAAGAAAATGCCATAGATTGGTTAGAACATTATAGGGAAAACAATGAATTATAAAACATTATTCTTTATATTAACTTGCATTACGGTTACCAACCTTAAATCTGAACCTTTACCCCAAGAACCCATCTTAACAGAGTCTAACTTCAATAAACTTAAGAACTGGATAACACAAGATAAAAAGCATGCTCTTATTGCTATAACTTGTATTCTTGGACCACTTGCCACCACTTACGGGTATTTCTTTGGCTATGAACAAATCTTAGACCTTATCTCAAATTTAAGTTATAAAAGTGCTAACGCCATTGGACAAACTACCATAAAGGCCAGCGATGGCTTTGTTGATGGTCTTGTCGATAGCGCTACCAGTAATCCTGCTCTAATCGCCGAACTTGCAGCCCTTGGATTACTCTATAAAACTATCTTTACTGGCTTGCCGTTTGTATTAACATCACTTGTTCAATTTATGTTGAAGGTAAAATAAGGAAAAATAATGGCTGATGAAATTTCTTTTCGTATAATAATTCATTTATTAAATGGCGAAATGATTCATTTTATTTATAGCAATAGACAAGAAAAAGACAAGGATCTTCAAGATTTGGAAACAGATCTTATACACTACGAATTACATCGCAATGAAGATGAAAGCCGTAAAGATCTATTAGAAGCGAGACCCGTGTTAGTAAATCTTTCAAGATCTCACGACGATCTTAAATATCGAATTCCGCTATCATCTGTTTGTTATGTTGAAGATCTAGATACAATTTATTCTACTACCCCTTCTTACGACTAAGGAACAATAATGGCTGATGAAATAAAAATACCACTAGGAAGTAATGGGCCAGGCAATACCCGCGTAGGGGATTTTAAATTCGAAAATCCTCCATTAACACAACAAGATTTAACCAAGCTAAAAGATACTACTTTAGCAGGTATGAAGAAGCTTAATGATAATTTTGAAGCGTTAAAATTAGACATAAAGCAATCTTCAACAAATAATGATGATATTGATATTCTGTTAAATAGATTCCACTCATCACAAATAAATGAACTTTCTACGGCTTTATCTGCTGCACAAGGCGAAATTAAACCATTAAGCAAAAACGCCAAGGGGAATTGGGGGGATTTTGCGAATCTGGCTAATGTCCTTAATTATATTTTGCCTATTTTATCCAAAAATAAATTATCTATCGTTCAAGATCAAATCATGGATATTAAAACAAAAGATTTATACTTACTTACAATTTTAACTCATAATACAAGCGGACAATGGATAAAATCTTTATGGCCTATTTATACAGATTCCGGTAAAGAAACTAATACTGATTATGCCAAAAGCATTACTTACTGGAAACGCTATACCCTCCAATCTCTTTTGGGAATTACAGCAGCAAATGAAGATGATTTAGATTCTTTTGAAGAAGAAGCAGTAGAACCTGAAATTAAAAAACCTGAACCAAAAACAACTCCATCCAAACCAAATCAGTTCGAACAATTTAAAAAGCCTAATAATTATCCAGGAGTATAATTAAACAAAGGGAGCAGGGGGATAACGTAGTAAGGAAGATATGGATAGTAATGAATCCAAAGAGATCTTGGAGAAGATCAACCTGATCTTTGAAAAAATAGATAAAGTTCTTACAGAAAAGGGCAAAGTAGGCTACGAATCCGATGAGACCAAAGAACTCAATGAAGCTTTAAGTAAAGCTCATTCTGAATATCCCCCAATTACAGCAAATAATACCAACGGGTACTGGGGGGATAAGTATGGCGATTTTGATTGCATAATGCTCATAATCCGTCCTATTTTAGCCAAACATGGACTTACGCTTACTCAAAGAACTATATTAACTGACGACGGCTCATTTTATCTGCAAACTAGATTGTGGCACTCCACGGGTCAATGGATAGAAACAAGAACAAGAATTCTACCTACCAAAAACGATATTCATACCTTTGGAAGTGCCCAAGAATACATGAAAAAAGCAGAGGCTATGAACCTGCTCAATATCACCATCCAAGATAACCCTGCAGATGATGATGGCGAACTCCAACAGGCTTCAGCAAGAGAAATTTTTGCAAAGGGAACAGCCCTTAATTCCAACTACAACAAGAAGTTAGACTCCAGAGATGTAATCACTAAAGAACAACTTTCCGAGCTGGAATATGAATTGCAAAACTATGAAGATATCGCTCAAGATCTACTAACATCACTAAGATTACAATCGCTTGCAGATATGCCACAAAGTAGATATATGAAATCTTTAGAACGTATAAGAAAGATTAAGCAGATTAGAAATGAAAATAATATCAAATAAATTATTCATCTTAATGTTAATAACAAAATCATTGTTTACTATGAGTTCGGAA